CAAGTCAGAGTCCTTAGCAGCAATTGCTGTTACTAAGTTGTCAAGTGTTGCTTCAGCAAATGCTGTTACAAGACTTACTGACATGCCTTGTTTGTATAGACGAGCAACGTCAAGCAATTGATCAACTTGAACTTCACCAAAGTCTGGTTGGAATTGTAATTCCAAACCATTCATTGTGTAGCCTACGTTTGTCCAATATGCTGCGTCACCTGTTCCAGATGAAAGTGTTTCTTTAAATGAAGTTCCATTTGCGAATGCTGGTAAACCATTTGCACTTGCAGATGAAAACTTATATGCGGAAGCACTTGAGTAGTATTCTAGGGAATCATCAGCGATAAATAATGCTGCTGCACCTACGATAATTTGTTTTGAATTACCACGTGTATATGCCATATTGTCTTACCTCCTCTATATATTAATAGTGGGGGCGTATCCTCAATACTAATTATAACTACCGTTTATGTGGTAGTCTGCTTTGATTATTATGTCTCCAGAAAATACGTTTCTTTGATCGTCCATATTTGTGGCATCTGCCATGTAGGCAGTTTGATATGCATTTATACAGTGAAAGGAAATCCTTCTAGAGGTATCGGTGTTAGCCAATGGGTACTTTTCTGCATACCAAGCATTTACCTCTTCTGCTGCGGCATCTTCTCTATCTATAATTTCTACAAATCTATTTCTCAATAATATAGTTCTTCCAATATCATTTGTACTAATCTTTACTCTTGCTTGTATTGATTTAATAGGATAGAAGTATTTCATACCCCCAGATCTTGATTTTATAAAGTCATCATAAACTATAGAAACCATCTCTGGGTTAGTCATTGGGTCTAGGTAAGTTAATCCAACTGCCCCAGCCTGATATAAACTAGATGGATATATTGGAGAATATCTTTGTCCGTTATCATCTACTATGTTATTGAAATGTTCAAACTCTGGCATCTTTAAAAGTTCTTCATATGCAAAGTTAATTATGTTAAATGTTGGATGTTCTATCGATGCTCTAAAGGCAACGCTGGCTGAATTAAGAGTCAATTGCATCATCTCCAGGTAGTGTACTAATCCATTGTAATGCTGCATTCTTTCCTGCAGATCTAGCATTGCCACTCTTTACCGCAGACCTAATGTTTCTTGAATATTGAGATGGCTTTGATAAGTGCTTATAAAAATTAATTGACTTTAGGTATATCTCACTAAAGTATGATGTGTAGAATTCATTAAATGCTGTCACAAAAGATCCTCTTACTGCCTCTCCTCCAGGGTTAGCAATAACAATAGGTCCTTTTCTAAAGAACTCTTCTCCGTCTATTTCAAAGAAAAGTGCTTGTGCGTCTTTCTCATTTATTATTACAGTTTCTCCATTTTCCATAACTTCTGCCTTGTTGTAGAATGGCTCAGTTCCGTTTGCTGGTATGCTATTTGATTCTAAAAACTCAGCACCAATAGTTGCACCAGAACTAGATATGGACATGTTTAATTCATAAAGTCTTTGCATTGGGTTTCCAACTTCTCCCCATTCATATACGTGATGAAGTATTGTTGGATGCATTCTAGCCAAGCCGTCTAAGTAGTCATAGAACGAGTTTATACTTGTAACAGCAAGTTTGTTTGCTATCTTTTGTTTGCTTTGTTTTGTTTCAGTTATAAATCCATCAGAATATTGAATAATATTGTTTATAGTTTTAGACAGTTGTTTTGTATCAAACTTTACAGTAAGCATTAGTAGATAACCTCATTTTGCTTAGTTGATCTTGATATATACCCTCGCCAGAATGCTACTAGATGGTCTCCATCGTATGATGTAACAAAAGTCTTTAATTCATATTGAGTTGGGATATTGCCTTTTTCTTTAAATACCAATAGTCCAGAAGGGTCTTTTACATTTGTTATCAATATTTCAGTTATTGGATATATCGTTCCATTCTTCTTTTCTTGTACATTTTCTCCAACTCTAAATAATAGATCTGAATTATATGAAAAGTTTGATGAGTTATTCTTAATTTCACTTGTAAGTGTTCTATCTGACATAGTTGATATTACTGAACATTTAACTGTTCTATCATATACCCAAGATTTTTGAATTACCCCAAGTGCGTCTTGCTTATTTTCTGAATAATAAATTTCTGCAGTCATTGGATAAAACAAACTTTTTAGACTAGAGGTAGGAAGCATTACAACACTCCAGGGCGAATTGGCTTCTGATATCTCTCCAAGATTCGGTCTACGGTAAGATTTCCTGTGCTATTTTTAGCATAGCCCTTTGAAAATTGAATCTTGAAATCGTCATTATCAAATGACTCTATATATTTATTTACATACTTTAAGTTATCGCTTGCTATATCTTGTACTAATAGTTCTGAGGCATCTTGAATATCTTGAGGAATAACTACATAGCCAAAGTCTCCGTCTACCAAATATTCGTATCCATCATAAAATTCTACATCAAGAAATCTATCTCTCCATACCTTTGAATAGTTGGCTCTGTTAGTTTCTGGTATGTCTAAAACAATAGCATTTAATTGTCTGTGTATTTTAAAATCAGAATCGTTTGTATTTGAATCAACATCATACATCAATTCTCCATTTTCATATATCTTATAAAGTTTGTGAATTCTTTCGTCCATCATCAATTGATCTGAGTTGTCACCTATAAACTCTTTCTGTTTTCTCATGTAAGAGAATCCGCCTGTATAGGCATCTATGATATATCTGGCCAATCTTTCATATTCAGTAGCCTGAGTTGTTGTAATTTTTAAAGCAGTTGCAAGGGATGATATAGATGAGTATGGTCTTACAATGTCTATATTTGTTATGTTTACTACATCCCCAGAAGTATTTTTAACTGACGCTGCCAAAGATCCTGTATATGTAATGTAGTTTGATGGTATTGCAAATGATGCTACCCCAGAACCGTTTGCTGTAGCACTTGCTGAGTATGAACTTCCAGTTATTAAATCGTCATATTCTATAGTATATTGTGAACTTGCTGTTAATCCAGAAAAAGATGCAGACAAACTAGTTGTGTTATTTAATCTTAAAAGTTCCATCAATGCACCTCTAAATTATTATATCATTTATAAATAAATAAATAAGAGGGAGGTATTTCTACCCCCCTCTATAATTAGTTGTTAAGGATATTATCCTTGTGCAACTGCTACTGCAGATGTTTCTTCGATTTGTACACCAAAGCGTAAGAATACTGTATATTCTACTGTATCTTTCTTTGGTTGGAACTCACGATGAACTGTGATGTCTCTTTGGAAACCCCAAATACGATTTTCAGGGAATGTCAAAACAACACGGTTTGCAGGCATCAAAGGAACTTCCAATAGAGGAAGACCTAAGACACGGTAAGCGATTGGTGCACCAACAACTTGTGGTTCTGTACCACCGATAACTCTTTCAACGATTCTTTCGCTGTTTAAGTTACCTGAGGATCCAAGACCGTTGATGATGTTAGATACTGTTTCTGTATCAGCATAGAACTTCATGTTAGCACGAGATGCACGATACTTACGTGGCATTGCTAATACCAATGCTTGTAGGTCTTCGATGTCTGTGCCGTATGTTGCACTTGCTCCTAGATTTTCTTTTGTTGTGAAACCTTCTAGAATGTTAAGGAATGTGTTTGAACCAGTTCCTGTACCATTGATTGCGAGGTCTTCTAGATCGTTTGCGAATGCACGAGTCATTACACGAACTAAGTGATCTTCCAATCCTGCACCTTCAAGGTTGTCTTCTAGTGCTTCTGTTGAAACTTCCCAATCAAGACGAATCTTTTTTGTTGAAATTTCAACCTTTGTGAATGTAACGCCAGCGTTTGTGAATGCGGGATCTGCTTGTGCAGCAGCACGAATTACACGTTCGCCTACGTTCAGTTTTTCAAGTTCTGCAGCGTTTGTACGCATTGTTACTCTGCGTCCGTCACGTGCTAGTACTTGTTGTTCGAAAATATATTCGATAAATTGGCGTGATTGTTCAGGAGATAAGATACCACCATCATTTGTAGTAGCACCGTATACACCAAGGTCTCCAGCAACTGGTTGTGTTACACCACCAATTCCTCCAGAAACGATTGATCCTGTACTTGCAGCCTTATTTAAAATGTCATTTTCTGCCATAATATTTCACCTCCCAGTGAATTAGCGATATAGGTCAGCGGTATTGAGGAAACGCCCGCCCCACATTGCTTTTTTTGTTATTTTTTCTTCTTGAACGACCCCGCCTAGGTCGCCAGATTTACGGACAGCAGTGTCATCTTCTAGTGAGTCAACACGCTTTCCAAACTCTTCTACATTGCCTTTTACAGATTTAATTTCATCTTGTGCGGAGTCAGCAGGTGCTTCTTCGGCAGGAGTGGCGGCATCTTCTGCTGGGGTTACTTCTTCAGCAGGTGCTGCTTCTTCAGCAGGTGCTGCTTCTTCAGCAGGTGCTGTTTCTTCAGCAGGTGCTGCTTCTTCAGCAGGTGCTGCTTCTTCAGCAGGTGCTGCTTCTTCTGCAGGTGCTGCTTCTTCAGTTCCCTCAGACTTTACAATGTTTTCTTCTGTTGCTTTAACTTCTTCAGCCTTTGCAACTTCTACATTTTCATTTGCCATTTCATTCCCCTCCTTAATAGGATTGTCAGACTTGATTACTTTTTCATCAAGTCTATTTTTCTGCGATACTAATAAGCCTTTAATCACAGAATTCTTTTCGTTATCGTTTGATTCAACGAAACCAATATTGCTCATGCCTTTGTCGCAAGACGGACATGAGGAAGATTCATCTTGAGATAATCTAATGAGTGAGTCTGACTCACACCAATAAACATTCTCAAGGTCTACCTTACTAATAATACCATCAATTTTATTTTGACCGTCAGCCATTTTCTCAATTGATACAATGTTTGCAAATTGATTGGCTGGATTGTCTACTAATGAGAGTTCATGGAGGTCATAGTCTTTAATAACACGAATTGACTTGTCCATCTTGGCATCGTAGACTTGTTCAGAATCTTTGATATTGCCACCAATAGAAAAGCCAGAAAGAGTACCATCAAGAACCTTTTCCCAAGTATCCTGAGCACCTTTAGAAATATATGCATTTACGAAAACTCCATTATAAAATTTATCTTCTTCTTTATTATAAAACTGTTCTGATTTAAATGACACTACCCTGCCGACTGCAATAGGCATGTGCATTTCACGTAGGTTGCCACGGAATCTTTCAAAGGCTTTTACGCTAACGTCAGTAGGAACTATATCCTCTTGTTTGTCAACGTTGTCAAGGGTTGCAAAACCAGAAACGATTCGTTTCTCTTTATCGACTTTAGCAATTGGCATTGACAACTTGATACTGTTGTCCTCTGAGTGCCAAAATGCTTTATGCAAATTAGTCATACTACCTCTATTATAATCAGTGTTTATAGGAACTTTACAACTATTGTTGAGATCTACCCTCGCCCTGTGCATTTCTGCCAGAGTTGGTTGATGGTGAGTCTGATGCGTTGTTTGTTCTTTCTTGATCTCTATTTCTATTTCCAGTAGCCTGGGCTGTTTGCTCTGCTCTTGCTTGAGCACCCATAACTATTGGATCTGACCCTCCAGGTCTAACTGGATAGCCAAGTCTTTCACGAACTTCATTTGGAACCAATACCTGCATTCTTAGGTATCTTTCATCAATCTGACTTTGTGTTTGTTCATCTGTCAGGGTTAGTTCGTTAAACTTGAGGACTACTACATCAGTCTTTTCTTTTACAATCTTGTTAATAGTCTTTTCTAGATTTCTTTGAGAAGGTCTAGCAACTTGCTCTTTAAATGTTCTGTCTGCTACCAATGCGGAGGCAATTGATACCCCAGCACCCCCACCTACTTTTGAATATGGAACTTGGTGAGCCATCAAGATATCGTCACGATTTGCCTTACGATACCTGTCAAACGATCCATCTTGAATTCCGTTTTCAATAGGATCTAACTTAAACTCTACCTTATTATCTGGTCCATCTCCAGGAAGTGGTATATAAAGAGTTCTGTGGTTTTGACCTTTGAGTCCTGATTGCATAAATCTAAAGAACTTATCTTCTGCATCTGAACTAAGTTTTGCACCTTTTAAGGTAGCAATGTATCTAGGAACTGCTTTATTTTCAAAATAATCAACGTTATATTTTGCTGCTAATTCGTTTCCAACCATTGAGGTTGCTGCTGAAACTGTATCTGGAACTCCATAGTATGAGTTCTTTGGAGAATACTTTTTAATATGAATTAGTTCGTTTGGTCTATTATCGCTTGTTACAGGGTTTGCTGTTTTACCTTGAAAGTTTCTAAAGTAAACAACCTTTTGATTTACTATTTGAATATATCCATCACGCATACGGCGTACACGAATTGTGGTTGCTGGTATATGACCAATGTATCCAATTTCACCATTTACTTTACGTCCTATTTCTATGTATCCGTTTCCAACTGTTTCAACATCTGTGTATACTTTTTCTAATACATGTGTAAATGTATCTTCATCATTTAAACTTTCTAACCAGTCAGTTACTTGAGACTTAATTCTTTGAATTTTTCTTTGTGCCCTCATCAATGACTCTTCTGACTCTGCTTCTTCAAGTCTTGCCATTGTTCCGTCTGTAATTTCAAATCCATAACCAAGGCCAACTATGTTAGACACTTTTGCTGCGATGGCAGCGTGGTTTGCAAATGAGTTTTCATAAAAATATGCTAACTCGTCTAGGTTATAAGGTGGAATAACTACGTCAAAAAGACCATATGCTGTAACCATGTCTTGCTCTGGAAATAGTTGTTTTGATTTTGCATCATCTACACCAGTGAATGCCTTGTTTAGCATTCTTGCTGCTTTACGTTTAAAGTTATGACTCATTCCGTCATATGACTTTACTATTTCAACGCTGGTTCCAAAAGAGTCTACTCTGTCTTTTTTTTCTGCTTTATCTAATTGATCTATTCTTGCTATTGCTTCGTTATCTTCCATGTTTCTTAAATCCCTTTTCTGCTGCCATCCAAGCACCTATATCTGTTTCACTTGGGATAAGTCCTGATTTCATTCTGTCTATCTGTTCTGAGTGTTCTTCGTCTGTAACTCTATTAACCCCAGCCATAAACATAACCTTGCCTGCTGGTGCTCCATAGTGTTCTGCTGCTTTTCTTATTTTTGCCATCTTCTCTAAGTCGTATGGCCTACCTGGAATATTCATGATATTGCCATTTCCATCTCCGTAGGGCTTGTTATCAAAGTCACACATCCAAACATAAATACCCCAGTCTGACTTTTTTTCTACTATAGATATTCTAGGCTTACCATTATTTTTAAGTTTCTTTTGATTCATGTCAACAAGTATACCATATTAAACTGGTCTGCCAACAAATTGATCCCATTCAACGTCAGAAAATACATCTAGTCCTTCTGCTTCTAACTCTACTATCGAAGAATCTGAAATAATTGAATTTGAAATACCTAAATAAGCACCAAAGATTCTTTCTCCGTCAATAATATAAGTTAAAGTTGTTCTTTTCTCTAGTAAGTCCAACCAGAATGTGTTATACCAATCTTCCCATTGTAAATCTATTTGTTCTATTTGGTTATTAATAACACCCTCTGTTGTCTTTACTTGCTGCCAAGTTCTTTCACTAATGCTTTGACCAAGCACCAGTGATGATCTCTTATAGAAGGCAATGTTGTTGTATACCATTCCGTTATAAAGTTCTAATTGTCCAGATATTCCATTTAAAGGTATTGATGACCCAAAGGAAAGAACTAAGGATGTCCACATTAGTGGCTTAATAACTGGATTTTGAATTTGTATTCCATTTTGATAAAAATCAATTGTTATATCTTCATATCCAGTCTCTGAGTCAAAGGCTTTCAAAAATGCCCTCTTTGCACTTCCTCCTGATTCTGGAATTAAATATATATCTAACTTCTTATCTGGTGTAACTAATTTTGCTATCTTCTTTGAATAGTTCATAGTTTCATTTTGATTGTACATTAGCCATAATTGAATACCCCCGAGAATATACTGTGAAGATCTTTGAGAGTTAATTGGAATTGAGAAGCCCTTTGTTACTGCTGCGTCACTATTAGCCAAGCATGATATTCCAGAGTCTCCTGTCAAATATAGGTATGGAGTAGATTCTCTATATATTCTAAATGGATTCTTTGACTTGTATGAATATACATCTCCATATTTAACTATTGGATATATTGTATTTCCAGTCTTTGTTCCTATACCAAAAAATTCTGTTTCGTTATGGGCAATAGATGCTAAGGACATTTTTGCAATATTTGTAGGATATGTCTTAACACCCTTTGATTTAACCTCTAAGTGTAAGGTGACGTAGTACTCTTCAAAATCTACTAGTTCCTTAGGTGGGAATATGGCTGTTCCGTCTACAATTTCATACTTGGTAGAAACAACATCTATGGTGTTATCAAAGTCAACTACCCTATAGTTTGTAGTGTTAACTGTGCTTGAGTATGATGTGTATGGGATCTTTCCTACTTGTTGATAATTTTGTATTGTTAGGTAAGACTTTAAGGCATGATTTGGAAGTGTAAAGTTGTTATGTTGTGGAATATTAATAATTGGGTTTGAAGAGTAGTCTATATTAAATTGAATCATGTCTAAGTCGTAATAACTATTTCCACTTCTATCTTGAATATATTTACCAAAGTAGGATAATGGTATGGAGTCTTCCCAATACCCCGCAGTTGCCACGTCTAAGTATGTTGCTGGGTTTGATCTTATGGTTGTCAAACTGTAGCATCCTATATATTGAAGAGTAGCCTCATCATTAGAGATATCTTTATTTATAAATCCATTTTGATTAAACCATGTTGAACAATCTTTGTCTGTAAAGAATCTATTATTAAAAGTTACATTGTATATGTTTCCAGTAAAGGTATTTGCTCCATTGCCACCTATATCTAAAGATATGTTTTGAGGATTTGAAAAAAAGTTTCCTAGTGTTGTTTGCAGTTCTGAAGATACACTGTCCATGTCTAAGCCAACCATAAAATAGGTTGATGCGGAAACGCTTGCAGAGTGCTGAAGAACATCGTTAAACAAGTATTGAACGCTAGATCCATTTATAGCAATTTCAAATATATCTGAGTTAAAAGAATTCTTAAAATACATCAAGGTTTTCTTGCTATTTATAAGTGCATTGGTTGATTTAAACATAGCAAATACTGACTTTGTTGGAGAAGATAGTTGTGCTAAGGTACTAAAATGTATAGAAGAATTTATGTTTGAGTAACTAGCACTTGGTGATAAATTAAAGAATGGCACACTGCCACTTTGAAGTAAGAAGTTGTCTGAATATATGTCTAGGTTTCCTATGTCTTGATAGTGAAGTATTTCTGGAAGATTGTAATCTAAGGATCCTATATATTTAGATGTAGCGTTTAGATTGTTAAAGTACCCACCATTCCAGTTATTATTTTCTGGATAACTCATTGTTGAACTATAGTTTGCAAATGGGAAGTCTATATATAAAGAGTTTCCATCAAAGTTGTTAACTATAATTTCACTACCTACTACTCCTTGACCATAAACAAATCTTCTTTTTGCAACTTCTCCTGGAACTAAATAGGGATAAATTGCTATACAGTCAAGATCAAAAGGGTGAATATCTTCGTGTCCAAAAAATCCTATCCAGTCTTCATTAGATGCTGGGAAAGAAATATAATCTTGATCAATATCCATAGACAAAACTTCTTCTCCGTTTAAAAGAATACTTGCTGTGTCTTTTCCATATCTAACATCTAATAGCATAGGCCTAAACCATTTACCAACAAAGTAAGACTTTTTATCTTTTCCTATTTTTAAAGTTAGATATTCTTGATCTACATATAATCCATCATTTGAAGATATTGGTCCAATTATTCTAAATTCTTGATGTAGGTCAGAATATAATCTAAACCAAAATTCTAAAGTCCTATTCTGATATCTTCCTGATTCATTTAAAAATCCTTTTCCTGGTATTACAAGACTTGGCATGCCACTTGTAATTGGAGGTTCTATATGAGTAATGTTGCCAGCACCGTAAACCATTGGCATGCTGGTATTAATTGACAAAGGTTTGTTATTATCTACTAAGTAATATCCTTTATCTTCTTCATTAAATCCATATGCGTCTGCCTCAACAACTTTATAACTTGTGTTTGGTAGTAGTGATATTAAAGAACTGTCTGTCAGTGTTTCTGGTATGGTTCCAGTTGATTCCCAATTAAATTCTTCTGACCATTGGCCCAAAGACCAAGCATTAAACAAAACTGAATACTGTTCGAGCACTGCACCGTCTATATACTTTATTTTTATAATTGGCTGAACAGACAAAAATTGATCTGGAAAGTCTGAAGTAAACTGTAATTTTTGCCACGCTGTTATTGCTATTCCGTTTACTTGAGTGCTGTCATAAAATGTAGATGAGGCGGATGTATTATACAGAAGTCCTATTTCAAAGTAATCTACTAATGTTTGCAATGCATATACAAAAATATTAAAGCATACTGTACTTTTTGTTGAATCAAAAGCACTTGCACTTACTAGTGGTCCAGTGAGGGTTACCAGATCTTCTTCAATATCATTTCTTGATAGAAGCCTAAAAGACTCTTCTGGCAGTTCGGCTGATGTTACTGTTATTGCAGAAGCAGTACCCCAATCTGCATAGTCTGGAACAAGGTAGTCTAGTGATTTTTGAGATTGGGTCAATAATGATGGGTTGTATGATTTGTCATCTAGTGCCCACATGGATATTGGATGCTCAGCAAAAATTTTAGATGCATATAGATTAGAAATTTTATGGGTCATGATACCTCTAATCTATTTTAGCATGTTGCTACTTAGTAATATCTACTATTTCGCATACCCCAGCAACGCAAGAAAGTTCCTGTGTTCCAGTGGTTCCATCTTCTTTTTCATATATTGAAAGCATTTCCCATTGAATATTAGAAGGAGATTTCTTTACCCATTCTTCATATTCATCTTTAGAAATTTCTTGATATGGAGCCTGCTTATAAGTATGCTCACTTGCTGGTAAGAAAGACACACCACCAATTGAATCAAAGTTATCAAATACCCAAGCACCTACTCTTAGCCATTCATCTTCGTGAACATTGATCGTAACGCTAGGGTTATGCTCAGTCCAATGAGTTCTATAAATCTTCCACATCTCTAGATGATCTATGGCTGTTAAATCTTTTGTTACAGTTGCATTCTTTGGAGCCTTTTGAGGAAAATAAAACACTGTTGTTTCATCAGGCTTCATTACATCTGGTTCATTTGGAACTCCTGAATCTTTTAAGAATTGTGTTAAAGGATCATTGTTTGAACCACGAACACTTCTAACGTAGTATTCTGAATACCACGGATGAATTCCGCTAGACACCCCGACCAGTTGACTTACAGTGCCAGAAGGCTTAACACAAGTAATTGATACAGAAGGGTTAATGTTTAATTTCTTTGCTTCGTGATCATTAACTCTAACTGATTCTAATCTCATGTCAGTCAACAACTGCTCTAATGCTTTTCCTGCTGTTGAAGTAATCTTGTTACCATAAATTCCAGTTAAGGAAACTCCTAGTAATCTTTCTTCTTCACAATTATCTTTCCATGTTTTACGAAGATACTTAAAGTTAGTCAATGTTGATTGCCATGTTCCAAGTATTGTAGCAAGTTTAACCTTTTCCATTAAGTCTTCTCTTGTATCTTCTGCAGAAATGACTACCTCTGTTAAATTACAAAATTCATTTGGACGCAAGATGATTTCTCCACATGGATTTGTTCCAGAGACAAGTGATGCATCTCTTCTTCCAAAAGATTCTACGTGTTTACGAACTGAGTCAATGTTGTAGATTCCTCTTTCGCCAGACTTTGATTCGTATAGGTTTCTCCATTCACGTAAGAATTGTGCAGTATTTGGTTTTGCGTTGTATACGGCAGAATTGTTTGCTAAAGATCTTTGAGGTTGAGTTTCCCACCAAGATCCACTCTTTGCTTTTGCCATTTCAAAATCATCAAGATTAGAAAGACTGATTAGAGCACTGCGGCGTACTCCTCCTACTACAACTACCTCTCCAACTTTACACATTAAGTCATGTGCCTCAATTGGCTTTAATCTGCGACCTGCTGCATTTTTAAAAGTATCTGTTGTAAATGTAAATAATGCACTAAGAGGTCCTGGGCCAGAAGCACGTCCACCAAAAGTTTTTAATCTTGCACCTGATGGGCGAACCTTTGACATATCCCATTGAGGAACTTGACCTTGTGACAATAAAGCAATTAATTCTTTAAACGCTTTTGCCCATCCTAACTTAGAGTCTTCTACGACAATAGTTGTTGCAGTTTGATTAAATGATTCTGCTATGACTGGAAGGGAATCAACATATTTTGATTCAACACTAAATCCAACTCCTGTTCCGTTCATCAATACATACATTGCTTCATCAAATGCACGTAGACTATCTACTGCAATGAAAGAACAGTTATAGGCTGCAATATGATCACGCTCTAATGCTGGACCTGCAGTCATCAATGCTCTCATTGAAGGCATAATTCTGTGATTTAAAATTGCATCTTTTACTTCGTCAAAAATCTTAGCATTTGGGCTATAGCCATAGTTTAATACCAAGTGGTCCTTCATAAAGTTTATATATCGATCAACCGTTTCTACCCAGGTTTCTCTTCTATTTTTTTCTTCTATCCACCTTGCATATCTTGAGATATGAATAAAGTTTTTATATGGATCTGTTATGGATCCGTTTTCGTTAATAAATGACATAAATAAATACAACTCCTAGTTTTTTGATTTTATGAGATAATAGTATTGTACACGAGTTTATGAGGAGAGTCAATGGTTACGTTCCAAGATATACATTTATACAACAAGTTGGCCAAGAAAGGTTTTGTGCAAAAAATCACATGCCCTTTTGATGAGTCAGATATTGTAATTGTAAAAATAAATAAAGATAATGACCCTATTATTCATTGCATATCATGTGATAGTAGTTTTGATTTAGGCTTAAATACTCAAAAAAGAATAAAAGACGCTATCAACACATTTAAAGATATAAGAAATATTAAATAATCTCACTTATAACATTTTTTAAAAATACTTGATTTTTGGGATTTTAAGGGTTATACTAGTATGGTAACTAAAAATGGCTTCTTCAAGGAGGTAACTTATGAAGAAAGTATTATTAGCATTAATGGTATTTATTATTGTTGGAACGTATATTAATCGACTGGATAGATCGTATATTCAATACCCCGCAGAACCGTTAGTGGTCGTCCCAGAAGGACAGACCACTTCAAGTGTTTTAGGGGCTGTAAAGGCCGCTAGAGAGGCTTCTAGCACTACTGCAGCACGTTCTAAGGCTAGATTCGAAGATCCTAAATCAGACAAGGCTATTGCTGCATATCAAGAGTATTTGAAAGACATAGTTCCAGATCAAGAAGAATCATGTTATTTTAAGATTATTGATAAAGAAAGCGATTGGAATCCTCTTGCTCAAAATCCTAAATCTACAGCATTTGGAATAGGTCAATTCTTAAATAGCACCTGGGGATTGATAGATTCTGAAAAGACTAAAAATCCATATGATCAAATTGATGCAATGGTTGTATATGTTAAATTAATTTATGGTGATGGATGCAACGCTTGGCACTTTAGAAGCCAGCGTGGTTGGTATTAAAGAGCCAATATTTCTTTATAAACACGATCCCAATCAGGACCACGCTTTTCCATGCTATGGAATTCTCTAACAAGACGCATATTTTCTTGACGCTCTTTGTTTCTAGTTTTTTGATTACTCAACTCTTCAAAATGACCTAGCCATTCTTCTGGTGTTGAGGCCACTCTTCCTATACCAAATTCTTTATTTATATAGTTATATTCTTCAAAATCTGTGGCTATCCACGGTACTCCTGCTGCTGTATATTCTAATCCTTTAATAAATGATTTTGCACGATTAAATTCTACCTTATTCAATGGAACTATTCCTACATCTAACTTTCTAAACATTTTTTTATAATCTAGAATTGGCTGCATTGGCTCTGAAGTATATAAGTTATGTGGTATGCCTAATTGTTCTTCTACTGTAGGTGCGTTTAAAATATGACCTGCATGATGAAATCTCCATTTTTTATTTTCTAAAAATTCACCAACAAATGGGTTTAATGTTTCTAGATCGTTTGAACGCCAAGGTGTTGCACCAACCCATCCAGCGGTTGGCCAGTTTCCAGAAGTATCCTTTCTGAAACTAAAATATTGTGGATCAATTCCATTTCTAACCATAAATATGGGTTTGTTTGGATATTCTTTTTTGTAGTAATCATATAAGAAAGGAGTAGAGGTTACTAGAGCATCTGCTAGTTCCATAGTTTTAAAATAATGCACTCTGTTATTTCTAGGGTTAGTTGCTGGGTCTGTTGACTTATAAGCCATATTTGAGGGTTCTAATCCAGCATGATGATCATCGATATCAATAACTATCTTTTGACCTCTTTCTTGTGCTTTTGGAATTTGTTCAACAAATTTGTCTAACATCATTAATTTTAATACTACGATTTCCCATCCGTGTATTGCTTTTTGATCTGGTATTAATAATCCAAAACCATGTTCATCGCTATACCCTGGAAATCCCATTCCAGTGGTCCAGCCAAGTTTTTCTAATTCTTTCATTGGTAGATAACATCTATACCAAGCACATCCATTAGGTTGTAAAGGTGAGGTACCAAAAGCCCAATCGTAAGTTAAAAAACAAATGGTTGGTTTTGATTCGGTCATTATTCTCTTTCTTTTAGTTATTAAATTATATCAGTGTATGTCACTGATGTCAATTATGGTTGTTGATTTACCCATGCACTTGCTGAAGAACTATAAACTAGTATGTCTCCATTTTGAGGATTGCTAATTTGGACCAATCCTAAATTAGTAATGTCATGAGTATGTGGTGAAGGAACTCCAGCCAATGGTATCCAAACGCTTGCACTAGAGTCATACACTCTTGCTAATTTGGGTGAGTTGTCATTAACTGGCATTTAGTTCTCCAAGTTTGGATAAAAAACTGTTTGATAAAAAGGACCTTCATTAGGATTTTGCCAATGAACTCCGTCCCAAATCCATCCTTCTAGTGGACCTTCTTTTAAAACATCTCTATTTGAAACATCTACATTTTGATGATCTTGTAAAAAAACATCTGCAACTCTATCTGGAAGTGCTAGTATTTCAACAACTTCTCCGTCTATAACAAATGCTAACATTCTAGGAGATACAAATTGTTCTGTCATTATTCCTCCACTGGTGGATTAAAATTAGTTCCGTCCCATGTCCATCCTGGCATTGGGCCTTCTGTTTTAAAATCTCTTCCTGTTATATCTAAAACTATTGGATTGCTTAATAATATAGCACCAAGCCTTTCATTAGCACCGAACATATTTTTAACCTGCCCATCAACAACTTGAGCAAATAAAAATGGTCCTGGAAAATTATTGCCTAGATTCATATTGGCCTCCAAAATAATTATACACCATCAACTTGATTCCACTTTCCCAGTGGGCAACTAGCGTGGGGCAGAGATGTCTTTATTTTCATAATGCACCCACACTCTTTACATTGAGTGGTTGATTTAATAAATCTATCACAAGAATTACAAATATCCATCCTATCATTTTTCATAGTTTCATTAATATGAACTATATTTGGATTAAAGTAATCCCAAGGCTTTGCTGAATTTTTATCTTTCCATATTTCCCAAGCAGATTTTATGCTCATTTATTTCCTAATTTGCTGAGGCGATGTAAGAGTCTAAAACATTGGATGTTGCAGTTCCACCAGGTGCATAGATTATGCCTGTGTTTGGACCTTTGTTTGCTGATGGTTCGTTCCTATCTAAAATAGTAGAATGATAGGCTCCACCATCTTGAATTCCATAAACTTTTATATTTGCTTGATTGGTAACTACTCTAATACCTGCAAAGTTATCATTTGAATCATTCAAAGTTGTTCTAACTTCAACATCTTGAACTGTGCTAACTGTTCCACCAACTGCCTTGATAACTCTTACGTAAAATCTATATCTTGTTCCAGTTGAATAGTTTGGACATTGATCACATGTTTCTCCACATACGTCATGACATCCATGTGTGGCATGGCAATAGTGTCCCCAACATCCCATTTGCCTACAGTTGCAATTATAATATGAACTAACGTATTGTTCAGAGTTTGAAGTATAGTAAGGAATTGCACCCCACCAATCTCCAGGACCAGAAACCCAAAATGCTAAGCCAGCACCGCTACCAAATGTTGATATTTGAGCAGTGATGTCTGCGTCTACAATGTCATAATTAATTGATATTGGATAACTTGTTGCAGATGTTGGAGTATAGGCTTGAGATGCATTTGATTGCCAATCGCCCTGTATGTTTCTCCAGGGTCCAAAGAAATCAAAGTTATCAGAAAATGATCTAACTATATCTTTTTCTTGAAAACCTTTTCTTGTAACAGAATTAGATATTGTCTTTTTTTTACTTAATGGTTTATTATTTATTCTACTTGGTTTGGCCATTGCTATTCCTTATGCTGGGTTTGAAGTCACAACAATGTCCCATTGTGCTCCATCCCATATATATAGTCTTTGTGGTACTGATGTTACATATGCAATTGTTCCAGCAACTGGACTTGGAATTGCTGCATCTCTTGCGGCTGTTGTTGCAAATACATTTATTCCACCGTTAATTCTTAAGTTTCCATTAAATTGAGCACTACCATTTACGCTTGCTGTGCCATTGGCAATTATGTTTTTTGTATTTAATACATCATCAAAACTTGCTGGGGCTTCATATAAATGATATCCTGTCCATACATAGTTTCTATTTGTATCAACTACCCCAGATATCTGATGCCAAGAATCTGTTTGTTTGTCATACATATATGCTGGTCTTGGATTTACATCTATCTCAGCATAAATAACGCTTCCTGAAGATGGTGTAGAAATAACGTTGTCTGCAACTTTTGCGTAAGTAAATATTGAAGAGGATGGAACGTCTAAAACTGTAAAACTACCATCAAAGGTAGCGTCAACGCCGTTAATAGTTATGTAGTCCCCACTAGAAAGGTTGTGATCTGCTGTAGTAGTTATTTCTGCTTCATTAGCAGTTAAAGATTTGTTGGAAACTATTTTTATTGGCATACTATCCTCTTTTAAAATTATATCATGAACAAAAAAAGGGGAGATCTTTTATAGACCCCCCCTATTTTCAGTATTAATTATTTCTTTTTGGCTTTTGATGCCACTTCTGGTTTTGCACCAAATCCAAATTTAGCATCTTTTGGATTAACTGCACGAATTACTACCCATGCTGCTGCTGAAACTGCTGAGTTTAGGATAGTTCCTAATGCGTCACCAGTTAGGGCAGTGATATCTGCACCTGAAGCAGTAAATTGTGTTACAAGTGCAATTACAAAAGCATTGAGTGCTGACTCTAATACTTTTTTATTTAGTAATGATTCCATTAATTGTCCTCCTTTAAGAACATGGATACAATTGTACACCCTTTAAGTGGTGGTGTCAACCCTTATGCTGTTATCTCTAGGCCAGATATGTGAAAGTTTACTGTTGTTGCTGAAGCGTATGTTTTAACACTTTGACCTGTAGCAAGAACTTGTTTCATATCTAAAATAACAGAGTCATTTGCTGGAACAGAAGCATTTAATGCAATTGCAACATCGTTAAATAAAATGCTATATGTTGCTGCTGCACTTGCAGTATTTGCAACTACAACATTATTAATTAAAGTTGTTGTTGCTGCTGGAACAACGTAAACTGAACTAGCACTTGTTGTTGCTGCTGCTCTAGATAATGCTTTGAATAGATTTGCCATTTTTTCTCCTATAGTCCAAGTGCTAGGGCTTCTACGCCGTCTAGCCTTATGGAAAGTTGTGTTACTGTATTCTCTAGTATATCAAATGCTGATTGAGTTGCGTATAAAGAAGCATTAAATGAAGTTAAATCGTAGTCTCTATCTACCCAAACTTGTCCGTGTGTTGGTGCTGATGGCTCATTTGATGAAAGAGTTACTACCCCTGCACTTTGTAAATTTTGAGTTTCTCCATTATGATCTAGCCATATATATCCTTCAGGAACTGTAGTTTTTGAATTATCAGTTCGTATAACTAAGTGAGGAATATCGTTTTGAACTATACCTCCACCTGTTGGAGTGTTTTCTTGAGTGGTAAGTCTAGTATCAATATTCAATAAATGTGAGTGAATACTATTTGGTGATGGATTAACGGTTCCATTAAAATCTGCATATCCATAGTGGTATTGTTTAAATGCCTCAACTATATCTGCTGTAGTGTTAATTTGAGGTATTAAAGTATCAAACTCTGTTTCTTCATATCCAGAAATTTGACTTAATAACTGACCTTGATTAGCCAACTTGTATCACCTTTTAAAATTATACCACTATTGATAGATTTACAGTTATAGATACTGATCCAGATAGATCTGAAAGTGTTGGATGTAATGACTTTCCCATTAATGAAACTTGTAGTGATCTGCTAGATCCTGCTGTAAGTATGGATTTTCCTGTTACTGTTAGTGCTGCTGGAGAAGAGTGGTTTGGTGTTAACTGAACCGCTATATCATCTGAAGTTAAGTTTGCTGGAGCATTTTCATATAAAGATGTTAACGGTATCAAAAATGATGCCGATCCAGATGTAAATGTTGTAGATAGTATTTCATTATAGGTTATTGGTTGAAACCTTAATACTGTTTGCCATTCATTTCCACCAGGAACCGATACGTATTGATATAGAACTCCGTAATCTGCTCCTAGATCATTTCTAATAAATATATCTGATATAGATGCTGGATCATTTATAAATAGACCAGAGTTAACATTTGGATCTCCTGGGCCAGTATATATCTTGCTTCCTTTATCACCTTTTGGTCCAATATCTAACGCTAGTTCTATTGTTTGAGGTGGTCCGTATACTGTTAAATTGTCATCCTGAACAACAAGATTAATTGCCATTATTAACTCCCGCTAATATCTTGTGTAACATTAATATTTCCAGTAAGAAGTGTATATACTATTGATCCACTTGATACCTGGATATCGTAAACATAAGAACTTGCCAAGAATGCTGATCCTGTTGTAGATGGAATTGTGCAAAATACATTTGATCCACTAACTATTGAAGCAGATCCGTTTCCAACAACAATTCCAGAGTCTCCTCTTGCTGTTGATATTGTAAATAGTCCTGAGTAACCTGTAAGGTTTAAGGCAGTTCCTGAAGAATCTTTTGGTTGAACGAGAAGTTCAAAGGTGTCACCCTTGTAATAACTTATATCGTAACTAACTGGAAATGGCATTATTTAATCACCCTTTTAATTGTATCACGCTGCAGTATTTCCATAAAGCACCCATGAATTTGATCCGACTTTTATAAGAGAAACCTGAGAATATTGTCCATTGGTTCTATTTCCAGGATTTCCAACAACGCTTACTCCAGATGCTCCAGTAAATGTAACTTGTCCATCTCCCATTTGAATAGCATCTATTTTATGACCAATATCTAAATCTGTATTTGTAAATGGAGAAGCATCTAGTGGGACAGTAACGCTAACGTTGCTTGAACTTGTAAATAGCAAAACACCAGCAATATTATTAGGATTTATTGTATATGTTGTAGCACTTATGCTTGTAATAGGTTGTTTCTTTTTAACATACCCCGCTGAAGCAGAGTTTCCTACAACTAATTCAACATAGGCAATAGATGCTGTTGTTGCTAGCAAGAATGTTGCTGAAGCCTCTTGTTTTTGTAGATATTGGCTTTCTGCTGCCAATATTGGAAGGTATGTAGAAGTTGCATCTAACTGAGTTAAGTAAGTAGATGAAGCAGATGATTTTGATAGATAGTTTGATGAGGCATCTACAATTTTTAAATATGTTGATTCTGCATCAAAGTCAGTTACATAGTCTAATAAATAATTTGGATTGTCTATAAAAAATTGATCTACTAAATCATCAAATCTAATATTAATTACCCATGTAGGACTTCCACTTACTAATTGATATATATAAAAAGTTCCATATTCAGCACTACCCTCGCCTGTTTGAACATAAAGGTCTCCTAATACTGGAGGAAGTGTTGTAAAGGCACCAGGGTTAGATAATGGTGCAGTTGCTCCGTTGTATATAACGTTGCCACGATCCCCTTTAATTCCTTGAGGCCCACGTTCAATTGACATTGTTATTACATCTGGTGGTCCAAATATTGTTACTGCTTCGTTTTCTAAAATTACATCAGGCATTATGCACCTGCACCAGTGATGTCCTGAGTCACATTAATGGTTCCTGTTACCAAAGTATATGTTTTGTTATTTTTTGTTATTTGCACATCATAGTGATATACGGTTAATCCTAAGTCATTTCCAACTGTTGGACTTATTGCACAATCAACTGTTCCAGAGTTGGTGTTGACTGTTGCTGTTGCTGTTGAGACAAAGACTCCAGAAACTCCTCTAGCAGTTGCTATGTTAAATACTGCTGAGTATCCAGTTAGATCAAAGGATGTCCCATTTGCATTTTTTGGGGTAATTGAAAAGGAGTAAGTATCTCCTCTATAGTAGTTAAAGTTATATGTAGCGGGAAATGCCATTTATTATCACCTTTGTTAATTATACCATTTACAATCTAATTATAGGACTTTTTATGCCAGAATTGACGTTTATATGACCTATTGATAAAACTTAGAATTTTAAATACCGCCTTTTGTTTTTTGCCTTCCTCAAATTCTAAAATATCTGATTCCCAAGAATCTCTTTTAAAAGGAAAGATCTGACATATCGGGGTTCCTGCTGGAACTATTGTTCTCTCTCCTTCAAAGTTTAATATTTGAAATGGAAAATGAACTGAGTCTGGAAATGTATCAGTATCTACTACCCCTGTAAAAGTTCTAAATGGTAAATCATGTCTATTTAATGGATGAGTATAAAGACAACTATATCCAGGTGGTGTTTTTATATGCCAGTCAAATAACCATTTAGAGGCATATTTTTCTTCTTTATGTTCTGTTGGTAACATAAAGGTCTGATCTATATTGTGTCCTTCAACTATTTTAATTATTGGCTGTAACCATCTAACTGTTATTTCTCCATTGACCTTTTTAAATTCAACGTCTGATGATAAAACTGCCATGTAGCCTGTAGTTAAAGCATCTAAAAATGGAACACAACCCTTAAGTGTGCTATTGCTTACACTGGCAACTGGATTTGGATGCATGCCAAAATCTTTTTCATTATTAACATATAATGGTGCATTCTTATACCAATTAGGAATTGTATTTCTTGATGGAATTGGTGCTGGTAAAAATGACTCTAAGCCTTTAGCCATAGGCTGAAATTCAATTTTTTGCATTATTTTTTTTATTCTACTTGTTGTGAAAATGTGTATTCTTCGTAATTTCGTGTCATTGGGTTCCAAACTTGAACCTTGCCACCTTCATACAAAGGAACTTTCCATTGCCATGTTGTATGATCAAAGTAGAACATATCTCTTGAAAGATCTCCAAATTCAACCTTAGGAAGGAATTTGTTAATTGAAGGCTCCCACACAACTCCTACTTGAAAGTCGTCCATATTTCCAATTGGTTCTCCGTTAACATATGCTTTAATTTCTAACTGTGTTGGAATGCCCAATGAAGAGTTTTGTAAGTTTCTAATTGTTTGTGTAAATTCTAGCCAATAGAAGTGATCTGAATCTTGTGGAAGAATTCCACCGTTTAGATCTGTTCCTTCTTTGTATGTTGTAAAGTTAACTACTTGATTTGTTAATTTATAAACTTTTGCAAAATGTCTTAATTGTGGATCAATTTGAGTTTCTGTTGCATAAATAGGTGTTTCTGTATTTTCTACACCTGGATTAAATTCAATAGTCATGTTAACTCCCTTTTAAAATTGTATCATATCTTCTTTATTGGTATCTTCATCTTTTTTATAGAAGGTGTGATATAGGTATTCTGATAATAATGGAGAATTCATGGCATTTCTTTGCCATTTAGCCTTTCTTTCTTCCCACAACCTGCAATATTCGTTAGTTTTTTCTAATATGCTAAGATCTGGCTCTTCATATTGAACCTGAATTGCTCTTTGCTCATTAACCATGTTTACGTTCATACCTGTTGCTATATATGTAATTCCAGCATTTCCTATAGGATGACCCCATCCATCTAGGTATCTAATTGACATATCATAAAATGAAGATGACTTATCTATGTATGGGCTTGTCATTTCGTCTGCTTTATCAGCAAAATGCTTTCTGTTTATAGCCTTCCAGTATTCAGTATCGTCTCTGTGGCTTAATGCGTAGTGTAAGGCAACAAACTTTGCAAATCCTCTAAACATAACTTGAGTACTTGCGTTATACATATCTCTATCAAATTCAGATATTTCGTTTCCACGATCAAGAGTGTCAATAAGTTTAAACAAGAATTCGTGAACAGTATACAAGCCGTTGCTTTCTAATGGTTCAATAAATCCTGCTGATAGTCCTATTGCTACTACGTTTTTAACAAATGTTCTATTATGTATTCCTACACGGAATTTAATATCTCTAAATTCTAAGGAATCAATTTCTTCTTTTGTTCTTGGTATAACCATTTTGTCAGACATCAAGTAATTTTTAAATTGCTCTAATGCTTCTTCTGGTGTAGCAAATTTATCTGAATAAACATAGCCAGCACCCAATCTTTCCCATGAAGGTATGTTCCAACACCATCCGTTTTCAATTGCTGTTGAGTTAGTAAAGCCTTCTAATTCTTTATCTTTGTTTCTATAAGGAATTCTTGTTGCCCAGGCTCTATTGTTTGGTAGCATTTCTGCCATAGAGTCAAATGGTTCCTCTAGTGCACCAGCAAGTAGTAGGCTCTTGAATCCTGTGCAGTCTACAAATAGATCTGCAGTAATATTATTTCCATTGTCTAATGTTAGATAGTCAATGCCATCCTCATTAGTTTTTATATCTACAACTTTTCCTTCTATGTGCATTACACCTTTTGGCTTACAGTAATTTTCTTTTAGCCAATACCCAAACTTGTCTGCATCAAAATGATAAGCAACATCATTTCCAGGGTTAAAGTTGTCAAAGTCTTTAAAATAATTTAAATTAAATCTATTGTTTTCAAATAATGCTGCTGCTGGAAACAAGCATCTAACAAAATCTTCTTTTGTTGTTTCTGGATAAAAGAATTTTTTAAAATGCCAGTGATTAAATGATGGAGTTCCTGGTCCATCAAGTAATGGCTTTCCAAATGGATAATGAAATCCTCCATCGTCTTTTTTATAAAAATCTGTAAATTTAATACTTAGTTTTAATGAAGCGTCTGTTGCTGGAAAAAAATCTTTTTCATCTAATCCGATAAATCTAGTCCATCTACGAATTCCACCTAGTGTGCTTTCGCCTACCCCTACTGTTTTAATATCTGAGGGCTCAATAAGGCTAATGTTGTGATTTGGAAATTTTCTTATAAGGGTAGCCGCTGTCATCCATCCAGCAGATCCGCCACCAACTATAACTATCTTTTTTACCTTCATGAAATCTCTTTTCTTATGTGTTAACCTAGTATATCATGTGGATTAATTTCACGCAAGTAGTAGGTATCATCAAAATCTTCATTAGATAGTTGAATTATAAATCTTCCATGCTGGGGCATATAAATATTTTTATACATATTTTTTACAGCATCTCTAGATCCACTTACAATGCTAAATTTTGATTTATCTATTGCTTTCTTATATATGTCTTGTCTACTAAAGTCTCCAAATTTTGTTATACCCGCAATTATATGATCGTTCAAATTATTGTTTGGCTGTTCTCCATATTCTTCTTTATGAACTATGTGTCCAGATCCACCACTTCCTCCTACATCTTTTACTCTAAAATCTGTATTTGATTTTCCACCTACCCAGCCTCCACCACCTCCACCATTGTTTCCAGAATTTAAGCCATTTGATCCAATTAAAGAACTATTTTCAATATCTTGAGTAGATGGAGATGAATTGTTTGCTCCTGTTCCTACCCAACCACCACCGTTTCCAGCCTTTGATTTTTTAACATCATTTCCACCACCTTTACCTCCACCACCTCCTGCAATCAATAAAACATTTTCTCTTATTACTGGACAGTTATCATCTGTCCATTCATTTTTTCCATAATATTCTGTATTTATAAATAAACCACTTAGTCCTCCACCTTGTCCACCCATCATATATCCAGATCCTCCACCACCGTGAGTATTTTTATTTCTAAAGTATCCTGCTTGTCCAGCAGTTATTGTATAGTGTATATCTTTTTTAAAATTAACTAATGATTTTGTATACCCACCGATTCCTGAAGCATCTTTCATTTTATCTACACCATATGCTGCACCGTCAGCACCCCATAACTCAACCCATGCTATAAAATCTTCATCTGCTATAAATGTAAAAGATCCATATCCAAGATCTTCGTTATCTCCGTATGATATATCAAAATTACCACCACCAAAACTTAATAATAAATCATTGTTAGATATTGTTTTATTTAAAACGTGGCCGTTAGGATTTGTGATTGAAAAATTAATCATTTTTACTCCTAATATGATTGAGACCAGGCGTTATTATCTCCAGGTGCTGTGTGAGTTGGAAAAACATATTCTGATTTATTCATTATTTCATGTGCTAAAGTTATTACAACTTTTCCATGTTTCTGACCTTCTTTATCGCTTTGACCAACTTCTGATCCTCTTCCACCTAATCCTGCTAACCCACCGTCACCTTGTGCTAGTGGATTTCTATCATTTGCTGGCATTGGTGTTTGAGTTCCATGATCACCAGGTGCTCTTAAGGTATGACCTGTAATTATATATTGTGCCTTATCGTTATTTGCTTGTGTGGCAATGTTTGATGGATAAGCATAATGTCCTGATCCACCTCCACCACCATTATGATGATTTGATGTATGACCTCCGCCACCACCGCCATACCAACCACCTCCACCTCCACCTAGCCAAGAAGTGTTTGATCCAGAGTGTCCTCCATGTAAAGCCTGTCCACCTTGTCCACCGTTGTATCCACCACCGCCACCACCTGTTTGTCCACCTCCACCAGAGTTGTGACCACTTCTTCCATCCCAACCACCACCTCCACCACCTGCTCCGTGATGTGATTGAGTATGATAACCTTTTCCACCTCCACCTCCTGCAACCAACAATGCTTGTGATTGTGTTACTGGTGTAGTGGTATGTGCCCATGAACTTTTACCAAAATGAGTAGAGCCCATAAATAAACCTGAAAGACCTCCGCCAGAACCACCTGACGAATGCCCTCTTCCACCACCACCGTGTGTTGCTACGTTATCAAAATTTCCTCCTTGACCAACGACAATTGTGTATGGAGTTTGTGCTTTAAATTGAACTAGTGCTTGTGTAAATCCTCCACCACCAGCAGCATTGTCTCCACTTCTATGTTGTCCTGCACCACCAGCACCCCACATTTGAACCCATGCTAAAAAGTCATTTTGTGGTTTTAATACATGTGATCCAAAATCAAACCACCATTCACCGCTTGAATTATAGTCTCTATAAAAAGATCCACCACCAACATTAAAGATTTCACCTTTTCTTTTTGTTTTTGAATCTGAAAAATGTGTTGATGGAGTAGCAGTGTATGTAAACAATGATCCATTTGGTCTTGTTAATTCATAAGTAACTTGTTTTTCATTTTTAGATCTAATATTAGTCATTAGTCAGTACCTACCCATCTATTTGCAGAAATTACTACTCTTCCAGGATACCCCGAATGATCCCATCCTCCACCTAATCCAGTTCTTCCAAAAATTTGTTCTCCACTTGATTGACCTTGAGATCCTCCACCTTGACCTGCACCCATCCAATCTGAGTCTGCATGGTATCCAGGGTTAATATTATGATTTTGATGCGTTGTTTTACCATTAACTGAATATCCATCTGTTACTAAATCTGGATACTTTGTTTTAATCCAATTATTTGGATACCCACCTGTTGAATGTAAATCTAGCAAATGTCCTGAACCTCCACCGCCACCATTATGATGATTACTATGATGTGTTCCACCAGCACCACCAAACCATCCACCTCCGCCGCCTCCAGAGTTTCCTCCGTCTCCTGCGTGTCCACCGTGTAGTGAGTAGCCTGCTTGTGATCCGTGTCCCCAGTTTCCACCACCACCTGTTTGTGAGCCACCACCAGCATTGTGTCCACTAGTTCCATTTGTTCCACCACCTGCTGCTCCAGTTCCATGATGACCAGTACTATGATGTCCTGAGCCTCCGCCACCGCCAGCAATAATTAAAGCATTTTGTCTTCCAATTGATCTGAATGAAGTATGGTTAGCACCATGCCCATGACCTGGACCACCATGATTTCCAAATGTATTAAAAAATATACCAGATAGGCCACCTCCTGGACCACCGTGAGTTGCTCCACCTCCACCGTTACCAAAAGATCCAGATTGTCCATAATTGTCACGAACGTCAGCACCACTATGTCTATGTGTAATGTGACCTGGTGATTGACCAACTAAAACTGTATAAGGAATATCTTTTAAAAATTTAACTGTAGCACTAGAGTATCCTCCTGAACCAGCAACTGCGTCTCCAGTATCATAACCTCTAGCACCCCCACCTGCACCCCACACTTTTGCTGTTCCATAAAAAGATCTATAAGGAATTATTGTCCATATTCCATATTTTCTTCCAAAATCAAAATGTCCTGGTTCATTGTGATCAAACTGATGTGTTGTTTGACCAAAGCCCTCTGCAAATATTTTTCCTTGATTTTTATCTTTCCAATAGACATCTTTATGCTCTGCTAAGGCTTCATTAAAAATATGTGCTATTGGCTGATTTTCTTTAATTCCTGTCATATCTAGTGTTTCCTTGATTAAATGATAATGGCATTGGATTCTGTTCTATTGTATTATAAGCATTCTTTAAATACCCTGGAGCAAAATTTATTACAACTTTTCCATGTCTTGAGCCGTGTGTCATATCATTTCCAGCGGCACCTCTTCCAACATGATTTCCATTTCTTGCTTTGTTGTGAGCATAGTCGTTTAGCCAATTTGCTGGTTTATCTGATCTAAAATTATGATAAGATGCTGAAGATAGTGTATGTGCTGTAACTAAGTATTTTGATAATTCGCTATTTGGAAAAGATCCACCTTCTGAAGGCATAGCATGATGACCTGATCCACCAGATCCGCCATTATGATGATTTGATGTATGACCTCCGCCACCACCGCCATACCAACCACCTCCACCTCCACCTAGCCAAGAAGTGTTTGATCCAGAGTGTCCTCCATGAAATCCGTGACCAGACCCACCACGACCTCCGTTATTATATCCACCAGATCCACCATTAAATTGAGTTGCTCCAGAAACGTTATGTGCACTTCTTCCATACCAGCCACCGCCACCGCCACCGCTACCATGATGTGCAGATCCATGATGGCCTTTTCCTCCACCACCACCTGCAACTAACAATGCCTGATCTCTTCTAACTGGAGTATTGTCTGTGTGACCCCAATCTCCTCTGCCATTATGATCTACGTTCATAAATAGACCTGTAAGACCGCCACCAGAACCACCTGATGAGTGACCTCTTCCACCACCACCATGTGTTGATGCATTATCACAATGTCCACCTTCTCCAACAACTATTGTGTATGGAGTGTTTGCTTTAAATTTTACTAGACCTCTTGTAAATCCTCCTCCACCACCATAATTTCCACCTGATGGGTCTGCTCCACCGCCACCTGCACCCCATAAGGAAACCCATGCAGTAAAATCATTTTTTGGATATAAAACATGTGAGCCGTAATCTAATTGATATTCAGTTTCAGTACTAAATATACTTCCACCGCCAACATTAAACATTTCTCCCTTAATTGCGGTATATGAATGTTCATAACTATTTGTATTATCTACAATTTGATCTTTACTTAAAGCACCACTTGGAGTTTTTAAATAATAATAAGCATAATTATCTAATGATACGTCTGTATCAATTTTTCTTTTTGAACTTGAATTAGTCATTATGTGGCCACTGTCCTTATAATCATTCTACCATTACCGCCACCATGAGAACTTCCAGTTCTGCCACTACCTGTTCCCCATCCTTGCGAACTATTTGCGTCAACATCGGTTGATGCTGCTGGTGCTGGATTATGGTTTTGATGTTGTCCTGGAGCAATTTCTAATGTTGAATTTCTAACAATATTTGGATATTTTTCTTTAATCCAATAATTCCAATGTTCTGGAGTTGAGTATAAATCTAATGCGTGACCTGCTCCACCTCCACCACCGTTATGATGAGAGCCAGTTCCTCTATGTGTTCCTCCAGCACCACCCCAGTATCCACCACCTCCACCACCTGTATAAGAAGATGCTCCACCATGTCCACCATGCATTCTATATCCACCAGAACCATATGATCCATCACGCCAAGCGTGTGCTGCGTCATATTGATGTGCGTGATTTTGTGCATGTCCATGATGTCCATGTTGTCCACCACCGCCTGCACCTTGTCCATGATTTGATGTTCCGTGATGTCCTTGTCCACCACCTCCACCTGCTACTAATATAGCATTAGACTGATTTGGTCCTTCAAAAGTTGATGCTATTCCATGGCTAAACTGTGAACCACTCATTCCTTCTAGTCCATGAGTGTTATAAAATATTGCAGACATTCCACCACCACCGCCAGCATTGTGTCCGCCGTTTCCACCACCACCAAATCCACCAGATTCCCATGGGTTGGTTCTATTTCCATT